GCAATACACGAGCGTCGCAGCACCGCTCTGAAAATCATCTCTGCCGACGCTTTCTTTGTCCATCAAGACAAGCAATTCCCCTCTAGGCGCATTACTTTTATGGTGATTCATTAACAAGGGGAATTTCGGCACAACGCAAGCGTTAGCAAGAATTACATTGTTATTAGCGTCCCAAAGGTGTAATGCCCAGAATTGCCCTTCATGGTTCCAGCACATTCTTACTTTATATTTCTTGCCGTCAAAAGGAACGCTGAAAACAACATCGTTACCATCGGCAAAATTAATCGTAATCATGTTATCCTCCTAAAACAGCAAGCCTAATCCGCTTTTAACGCTGTCAACTCCGCCAGCAAGCCAGCTTTTATTTGTTGCAGCTTCACTTCCTAGAGAATCACTAATGCCACCAGAACCGTCACTGCCAGGAATATTAGCAGAACCTCCGCCAACATCAACAGAAGATGTTTTTCCTGCGCCAGCGTTTGCCGCAGTTTCTCCAGCGTTTTCTTCCTGTGATGCAGTTACAACGTTTTCGGGAATTGCCGTTGTCTGCGTAGTTACCTTAACAATCTGCTGAAAAGCTAAGTCAGCATAAATAATGCTTTTCGACGAATCCTGCTTGCTTACTCGGCAAGAAGTCATAACCATGTTGTCATACTTCTTCTCGGGACGAATGATAGTCACAGGCTCCTTCTTATCTCTGATTTCCTCTAAAAGCTGCAAACCGTTAGCAAATTTCTTTTCTCCCCACCCATTCTTATAGAACCACGTTACAGGGGTAGACGAAATGCCGACGGTCATTGTCAGCTTCAAAGGCTTGTTGACAATATGGTCAGCAATTTCAAAACCTGTTTCTACCGGATGTCCTGTTACATCCTGATCATAGGTGTATTCAAAAGATTTTACTATATCAACCTTCAAAGAACCAACTTGCGTAGGATTTTTAATGTTGTAACCTAAAATATCTGCCAGCATATCACTACACCTCGCTTAAAGGAAAATAGCTATCAACTGGCCAGCCGCTATTGCGACTAACAACATTGCCTACCGCAGTTGCTGTAGCTTCCGGGGAAGTGCTGGCAGTTGTAACCTGAATGTAATTCGTCGTATTACCGCTATTGGAAATGTTAGAAGAAGTGTTCGTAGTAGTTGGATTACCTAACAAACGGTTTACGGCAGTGCTGCCAAAATCTGAAATAGGATTAATGATATTGTTGTTTACAAAATCTTTTACGCCTTGCATGATGTTTAACTTGCTGATTAATTGGTCAACCCACTTAATAGCGTCTTTCACCCACTTAATCATGTTGTCAAAAAAGCCAGTTATTAGCTGCCATCCCGAATTTATGGTATCTGCAAAGAAAGTAGCCAATACTGTTAAACTGTCTTGTATAAACCTGAAAGCGTTAACAAACAGCATAATCACTCCGGCGATAACATAGCCTATCGCAGCAAGACCGGAAACAAAAGCATTGCCTATTCCTTCCCATAACCAAGAAGTTAAATTCCAAATACCTTCGAATGCCAATTTAAATAACTCATAGATAAGTTTAGGCACAAAAGCGATAGCTGTTCCAATATCACTAAACCATTGAATAACGCTATCTTTAAAGTTAATGAATTTATTTTTTATAGGTTCAAAATCGCCAAACCAGCGTTTCATCATGGTGTCTGCCTTCGGGTCAGTCACCCACTTGTAAAAATCCTGTATAAGCAAAACAACAAGAGCAATCGCAGCTGCTATCAATAGGAATTTACCCATTAAAAGCATTTGCATAGCCGCTCCCCTTCGTGTCTGACTGTTAAATGCTATTTGCGCCCCGGTTGCCAAGATTAAAGCATCTCGCATAGCGACAATCCACTTCACGGCAGTTCCGATCATCATTACAAAACTGCTCCATTTTGCCATGCCGAAAAGAATACCTGCGTAAATCGCTGCAATTCGCAGACCGGAAATAAAGTTATCAAGATTAATGTTCTCGATGTAGTCTGCAAATTTTGCCATGCGTTTTGCTATGCCGTCAACGATGCCTGTCTTATCCTCAAATTCCTTGAAAAATTTTCCAAGCGCATTTTGCATTTTGTTGGTTGCCTGTCCAACAGTCCAAGGCATTTTACCTAACTCCATTTTTAAGCGGTCAGATTGCCCACGAATAGCATTAAAAACATCTTGTGCAGTTAATTTGCCTTCGCTGCCCATCTGTCTTAACTGTCCGATTGTAGTGCCCATACCTTCGGCAATAGCTTTTGCAAGTCTAGGAGCTTGCTCCATAATGGAGTTTAATTCATCACCACGCAACGTACCGGAACCCAAAGCCTGACCTAACTGTACCAACGCAGCTTGCTGAGATGAAGCATCACCACCACCGAGTAACATTGCGTTCGATACGTCCTCAGTAAACAGCAGAATATCTTTAGTGCTTTTCTTCAGCTCCTGTGCATTACGTGCAACAGACGTATAAAGCTCAGCCGTGGATTTATATTGCTGACGAGTACGGCTGGCAATGTTGTAAATTTCTTTCTGAACAGCTTTTGATTCCTGCTGGCTTTTGGTTACGTTGTTTACCTGACCTTCAATAACCTTCCATTCATCAATCGTTTTAATGATACTTCCAAGAGTTAGCGAAGCGCCAGCGAACATAGCAAGACCGCTTAACTTTGAAAATAAACTATCAACTTTGTTGCCTGCTTTATCAGCAGAATCGCCAACACGTTCAAGTCCTGTTTTAACTTTTTTGGTTGTCTGCTCTACTTGCTTAACGTTCGAGTTATTCACTTTGAAGCCAATCGCAATAGCTAAACTTCTTACGTCCACGGAGCATCAGCTCCTTTCTTTTTAGGGTGATCAAGATAATATCTTTGTACATCACTCTGCATATCAAGCAGAGCGTTTATTTTGCATAAGTCGCTTAATGTAACAGTACCTTCTTTTATTTCTGTAACAGTAACTACCTTAGCCAACACTGGCCGCCAAATAAAAGATTCAGCTGTTAGCGTTGGCGATAAGGTGCCGGGAATTTCTACTTGCTCACCAACATCTCGCGGACTCCAGAGAGGTTGGGAATTAAAGCGAAAAAATCTCCGAAATTTACCTCAATAATAAATTTTTCAAGTTTAAGAAGCTCAACAAGCTTACCAGTAAAAAGCTCATTGATAACATCTTCTGTTAGCATAATAGCTTCTTCTTCGCCCTTAATCTTAACGCTGACATATTCAGCATCAAGCAGACGTTCAGAGAACTGTGCCAGCACTTCACCATTAAAGCTTTCACCTAACTGCGCAAGGATAGCACCGACATTAATCTGAGCACCTAATAATGCTTCTTTCATATCTTCCATTTCGCCGTTAGATGTTAAACCGCCTTTTAAAGCAGCAGTAATAGCTTTCTGTAAGTCACCATACAGTTTCAAGCCTTGCAACGGAGGAAAAGCACGAACATAAAAGGTGTTCGCACCGATTTTTCTGTTCTTCACTTCGAATTTCGCTTGTCGCATCTTTTACTCCTTAGCTATGTCCACCAACTAAAAAAGCTTCATCCGGAACAACTGCCATGAATACCCATTCGCATTTTCCGTCAGAAGCAGATTTGCCACGCTGAAAGTTTGGTTTTTTCACAATCCATGCCTGATCACTAACCATAACGCTGTCACCGCTCAAATCTTTAATAGTCAGCGGCAGCAAGCCTGCACCATTTTGATTGTCTGCATCTTGAATCAAGCTTAACGCTGCATTGCTGGAGCTGGACTGCAACAGAGTAACAGTAACTTGCTTTAAGACTGAGGACGGGTCAATACTGCGGACAATTTCCTGGTCACAGCCGACAATAGCGGAAATTCCGTCACCTTGTGTTTCAACATTAATAAAAGTGCCTTCATCAACGCCAGTCAAGATAAGAGAGCCGAACAGCACCTTAACTTTCTTCGGGTCGTATGTCTTTACTCTTGCCATTTAATTGTCCTCCTTTAAGCCTTTTGAATAAGGTTCTCATAAGTCAAAGAACCATTAATGTTAACAGCATGGATAGCACCTGCAAGACGTGCGGTAAACCTTACATCGTCAAGAACTCTTTGTGCTTTCTTGTTTGCGCTAATATTAGCAGCTTTAGGAACTGTAATAGTGTAGCCAAGATTTCTGTTACCATCATCATCGTATTCAGTCGGAGCGATACCGCCACGGTCTTGACCAAGTTTCAGAACTTTATTCAGCACACCTTCGACAAGCGCAATGCCAGCATCAGTGTACGGCAATTTCTCACGATTAATGAGCATTGCAAATTCTTCTGTTTTAATAGTTTCAACGAGCCAGTCACGGAAACGGATAACGTCAATCCATTCACCTGCACAAGTCTTGCCGTTTTGAGTAATGCTGACGTTCTCCGAGAAGTTTTCAAAGGTATTGTAGTTTTTGGCAGTCAATGCAAGATATTCTGTTTCGGTTAAATCATCATTTGAAATGCCGGAAAGCTTTTTGTTGGCCCAGGTTTCACCGCCGGGATATACAGTAAAGCATCTGGACATTACAGCTGCTTCAGGAAATTCTTTTTCTGCTTCCTTATGATAAAAAACAAAAGTGCGATAATAATTTTTCGCTTTCAGCTTACTGCCTGTATCTGTTGCAACGCCAGCTTGCAACGCATCGGCTTCAGCAACAGATGTACCATACAGCTTTGTATGAGCTTCAACCCATTCTGCCATTTCCATGATTTTTGCAGATGTACGGTCAACATAGCACAAGCCATACCAATCGTTGTCAACAGCACAAATCTTATTCATGTTATCAGCAGCGGAGCTATCAGAGTTCATTCTACCGATTTTGACTTTCTCATAATGCGGAATCTGGCTAAAAGCTTGTAATGCAGCTTTATAAACAGCATCCTCAGCGGTCCAACCTAAATCTAAAAGCTGGTCAGCGTCAGTAATGGTCAATACATACGCCGGAGCAGCGTGCTCATGTGCAGATACAATCATTAGCGTATTAAAGCCATTGGATGAAATGCCTGTAGTATTCAAAGCAATCTGCACATTGACTAATCTGTCGATATTTGCCATATTTTCATCTCCTTAATTTTCTAATTCTCCCATGATTTCAACTTTTACAATTTCACCATCTACAGCAGGGCGTTCTTCTTTATCCTTGCCGTTATTCGTAGTGCCGTTTATTTTTAATTTGTTAAACCATTCTGCACCCTGGCTAAGCAGCTCACGGCAGTACGAAACAGTCAAATCAACCGACGCTCGTTCCTGCCACGTTCTGCCATCCAATGAAGTTGTAATGTCTTGCACTTGCTCGACACTGTTTATAGCCACATTTGCAGAATCATACAAGTTAATCATATCCGGCATTTCGAGATAAAGTTTAAGCTTCGACAGAAGTTCAACAGCACCCTCGCCGAGAGCTTGTATGTTTAACGTAGCTTCAATGATACCTGCATTGCTGTACTGTGCTGTTTCAGTTAAAAAAACAACCTCGTTTCCTATACTGCGTTCAGCCAGAAGATCAACGACGATGTTTAATTCATTTACAGCTGGAGGTTTCATTTTTGCTCTGCGAATCGGAATCGGATAATATATTTTTTGTAATACCGAAATAAAAAAATTCAGTACGTCAGTACGAGTATTAGCTTCTTTCAAAATTCGCTCACCTCTACTGCATATGCACGGTAATGGTTAATAACATCACTTTGAAAAATATCGCTGGCAACCACTTCAAAAAGCTTTCCACGCCATTTAAAGCGGTCAGCCATTGTATTTGTTCGTTGGTCATCAACATAAAGTTCCTTGTCGGTATATACTTTTACCGCTCTAGCAGTCCTGCTACCTTCAGGAAGTAACATCATTTCATTAGCTTTAAGCGGCTGCACACTGGCTAACACTTTAAATTCTTGTGGTGTAGGATACATATAGGTTCCGTTGGCAAGCAGTTCAGGACTGCCGTTGTAACGCAGGACAGTTATCAGCTTTCTAAAACTACTCATGATTAGCACCTTTTCTTTCAATGACATAGCGAATTGATTGTCGCAGATGCCCGGTATCAATTAATGGTTTAGAACTTTTCTTGCGCTTTATTGTAGCAGGAGAGTTCGGGACAAACGGTCCGTCGACGATTTTTCTTTGAACCATACCTTGTACAACATTGCCTAACTGATTAAGAGCAGCGTTTGTTCCTAGTCCAAATACAGCGCCATTGGCAACACGCTGAATCATTTTGTCAATCATAGGCAAATTTTCATCATACGCAGAACGCAGGAAAGAACGTTGGGGCATATCGCCCAGCCCAAATTCATGTATCGCTGCAATAACAGCCAACGGCTGGTCTGTGTTACGAATGCTTCCACCTTTCCCTCGCCGTACAGCTTTGTCTTTAGCTTGTACACCAACCTTAACCACAACGCCGTCAAGGTCTTTGTTTAGCGTTCGTATGATACGATTTAAACCTAAATCTTTATCCTCTACTCTACTCATAACGCATTATCCAATCTTGTTACTATCGGAACAACGCACATAGAGCGCAGACGTTTAAATTCAATGCCATAGTACGTCTTGTCCAACATATCGAAAGAAGCTGACTTGTCACCATATGAACGTTGCAAGTCACCTTCTTTTTCCGACGTTACAGAGCCTGTAATCCCAACATCAGATGAGCCGTTTTCTCCATACTGCGCAATAAGCTGACGCAGGACAACGTGATGCGCTATGAGATAAACAAATGCTGTTATATACATATTGCCAAAAACACTTTCTGACAGCATAGGCGAAACAAGATTAATGTAGACTTCTAATTCTTCATCAGTAAGAATCAGCTCGGGGCAGATTACAGAAAAAGCTTGCTTTATTTTATCTTTAGTTTCCGTTAACATTTTTCTTTGCCATGTTTACAAAAGCAAAAATAACGGAATAAATATCTTCTGCGGTTTCTGCGCCCTCTACATTAATATTGTATTTCTTAGCGAAAGCAGTCAAAGAACGCTTGCTGGATTCAGCGGACAGTCCTGCAAGGTCTGCTGCCATATCATCAACATTTGCTTCTTTAGCATTGCCTTTCTCAACAGTAATCATTTGTTCTTTGATGTAGGCTTTTACAATAATGTTTTCGCCCCATTCATCACCAACGATGCCGCACTGATCAGGCATGATATATTTACCGTCGATATTAATTACAGCTTTAGAGATGTTTTTAACTTTCATTCACTTTCCTCCTAAAAAAGAAAATGCCCTCTCATGCGAAAGGGCAGTATATAGTCAGATTAGATGCCAGAAGCCTTGTTCATGGACAGCGGATAGTAAATCAACACGCCAGCGGTACGAACCTCGCAAGGAACTTCAAATTCCAAGCCTTTTTGCTGAATAGTGTGCTGAGTGAACGGCAGCGGAACTTCCAAGGTTTGATGGTCTGCGTCCTTAACGTATGCAATCATCATATCCAAGCCGCCTACACCTGCGCCAGCCAGCTCATTGGCTTTCAATACAGTTACATCCGGGTTATTGCGTTTAAACACAGACAGAATAGAATCTGCGACTACATCAGAATAAGGTGTGGAAGCAATGTAGTTGTATTGATCCGGCGGCAGTACCAAGGTATTAGGATTTTCTACGTCATTAGTCTGCTTGCTAACAGAATTAATAATGCCGTTCATATCACGCAGAATCTGAACAGCGGTTTTATCTTTGAATTTAGTAGAAGAACCGGAGCCGTCACCGGGAACGGTATAGTTACCAATGTTCGGATTGTCCAGGATACCAACAACACCATATTTAGCATCACCATGAAAAGCAATGCGGTTAATATATTCGTCGAGAGCACGGCGAACAGCAATAGCCTTGCGAGCAGTTAGCGGTTTTCTTGCCATAGCAGCACGGCGCAAGTCCTGCATGGTGTAGCCATATGCTGCACCGCCAGCAATAACTTTAGCAATGTGTTCTTCAGCCAGTACATCTACACGAGTAAAGTCGGTTGCATAGTTGGCGATAGTCTTTGCCATACCGACAGAACCCAAGGACTGATAGCTGATAGTATCAGCGCCGGGGTCAACGTCAGAGGACATATCAAACAGTTTCAGCGCATTAAGATTAGCGAATTTCTGGTCGTAGGTTTTTGCCTTTACAGCTTCGAGTTCTTTTGCGACAAAAATAGTATCGCCTGCGTCTTTACGCAAGCCGTCGCAACGCTCAATAACATTCAGGTCTAATTCATCATAGTGCATTTGAGTCATTACTATTTCACCTCTTCTTTTCTAATTAACCAATTTCGATAACTGCCAAGCCTGCTTTATCGCAGGAAGTGATAAATTTGGCACCGCAGCCAAGAGCTTCGATAGTGCCAGCAGCAACAGCATCTTTAACGAAAGTACCGTCAGCAAGTTTCAGATGAGCTTCGTCACCTGCGTTAACCGCACCTCCGGTAGTTACCCATACACGACCTTTAGTTACAACAGGAACAGTGTAGTTTTGCGGATAATATTTTTTGCCAGCTTCAGGCGGCTCAATATGAGTATGCAGAGTAACGCCGATAACTTTCGCACCGTCACCGGATGCGGACGGAGATTTCACCTGATGTTCTGCGTCAGTGCCACGGATAACGGCGCAAGCAGCACCAATACCGTCAGCTTCTTCAACAGCAAAGGAATCTACAGTGTGAGAGGACAAATCATACAGCGCACCAGCAAAAGCTTTGTCCATGGTTAATGCATAATTAGTAATTGCCATTGTATTCACCTCTTTCTTATTCTTCGCCGCGCATACGTGCAATCATGCGGCTACGTGCATCGTTAGCAGAATCATTCTTAGTTTCTTGCTTTTCAGCACCGCCTTTAGCTTTTGCGGCTTGATTTTTTGCGTTATCATTGCGGAGCATCTCTTTAGCGGCAGAATATGCACCGTCAAGATAAGCATCAGATGCACCGTCAAGCTTAAAGCTTTCGCCGAATGCAGCTTTAACAATGCCTTCTTTTAACTCAGCGTTGGTCAAGCCATCGGTTTTTTCAACCTTAGCAATTTTAGCGGTTTCTTCCAGCTCCGCACGTTCCTGCATATCAGCCTTTACAGCTTCAACAGCCTCTTTTACAGCTTTCTCTTTTTCAGCGTCAGCAGCATCAACTTTAGCTTTCAAAGCATCACGTTCTGCGGTCATTGCATCAGCTTTAGCTTTCAAAGTATCAGCATCAGCTTTAAGAACAGTATTTTGCTCTTTTACAGTTTTAAGCTCAGTGTTAGCAGTATCAAGCTTTACACGAGCGTTTTCTTCTTTGTTTTGCAGAGAGTTGACGTAGTTGGCAATTTTTTCATCAACTTCAAAATCAACAGAATCAATTTTAATTTTCATTTTTGTTTCTACTCCTTCGATAATTTCGTCACCGTCAAGATTCAGACGTGCTTTTGCTCCGGCACGTGCCCTATCAACAACGGCTAAATGATTGATACGAATGTTGCGCTGGATAACATCATATTGCTGTCCGTCAGGTGTAATGCCTGGGGCTTCTTCGATATCCACTCTGTAACCTAAAGACAAGCCACGCTTTTCACCGATAGCAGAGGGATTATGGATAACAATGTCACAGGCAATGTTTGTTTCGTCCTTCGGATAACCGCTGGACAAAATCGTGCCAATGGCTAAATCTTGTGCGGTATCACTGTTTACAATGCCGCTGGCAGGATGTCCTACCACAATAGGCTTTCCGACAAAGCTTGCTTCACTGTCAGCGTCGAACACTTCCTCCGGCGGTCTGTACTCTCGTCTAATAGTCCCGTCTGGCTGTTGGTAGATATAGATGCCAGTACGTGCCACGATTGGAGAATCACGCAAGAAGCCGTCAGCGTCAGTAACTGCACCGCTAACAAACATCCATGAATCAATGCGTTCATATCGTTGTACACTTCCCAAAAAATTCACCTCCTTATTTTTGGGTATATAAAAAGCATATGCGACAAATTACATATGCCTTCTAACTTAATTCTTTACTTTTCTTTACATTCACCCTACCCATTGGAACTGCTGTTGTCATGTTCCATTGTTCCAGGTCAATAACAGGTAATGCTACACAACGGCAGTTATAATCCATGCACGGATGATATTTCGGAGAAGGATAAACCTTTATGCCGTTAATTTCACCAACCTTGTCGCTGTTCCAATAGAAGTATTTCCCATCCATCTCAGCATGAGAAGGTCTTACACGTTCATCATGTGACGATGACCATTGATACACGCTTATACCGCAATCAACCTGCCTACGCATTGTTATAATGCCGTTCAGATTGCCTACCTCATTCCTTGCGATAAATTTGGCTCGTTTGTCGGTAGTGTTGAGCAGTACCTTGATTTCTTCTTCAACTTCGCTCATGGCAGTGCCACGCTGAACAGCATTGCTAACAATGATTTGTAGCTTTTCAATGTAGGTATTGACTATGCTATCAACAAGCCTGCCTTGCTGCGCTTTCCATTCTGCTTTTACTGTATCAAGTAAGGCTGAATCATTTAAAAACACATCAACGCTGACTGCTTCCGCAAAGGCACTGATAACATTAGCATCGACAACGCTGGACACGCCAGCAAGAATAAGCTCTAATTCGCTTATAGCTTCCTCAACAGTCATGCTCTTTAAAAGCTCTAAAAGTATCGCCTGAACGAAAGCATCTGTAACGGTGCTGTCATCGTCCTGACGCAGCGAATATGTCAGCATTGGTATATTGTTATTCGTGGCACTTTTTAAACGTCTTACAACGGCTCTGAGGACGCGATAATAATCACGTTCAAAATTCTTTGGATATTTTGGACGCTTCTTTACTTTAAGGTAACGTATTGATTTCTTCTGTTTCTTCATCATCTAAATCCAGCTCACTTTCTGTAACTGGAATATCGCCACGCTCTTTAAGGTATTGGCGTGCTTGTGTTGCGTCTAACAGTTGATTATCAACTAGGTCAAAAACAAGCTTAACAACGGCAGCTCTTACTTCTGCCTGCGTCTTGTCGACGTTGGCTTGTTCCAGATCATTCAGTGGTTCGATTGCCTTAAATTTAATGCTCCACTTTTCAAGCTCCTTGCCGTTGGTAGGTCCTTCTTTTGCAAGCTGGATAAGTCCTACAAGATACTCTAATGCAGGACGAATCTTCCTGCGTTGAATACGTCTGACGTTATCATAGTAAATCTGCAAGTCGCTCTTGCCTGTGCTGTTCATGCCAGCCGGAGAACGCCCAAACAATACAGTAAAAGGATAGCTTGTAACAGCACATAAAGCTTGCTCAAACTCTTGAATAATATCCGTCAAGCCTGTAAGCGGAATGTTGAAAATGCCGTATTCATCTTCCTTGTCAACGGCTACGCTGCCATTTATTCTGCGTGAGTAGTCTATCAGCTCTAAACGCCGAATAACTGCTTGCGTGCCGTCCTCTCTTGTCAGTAAATTGCTTAAGCCTTCGAGCTTTAACAGTGACGTGCTAACCTTGTCCATTATGTCGATTGTTTTATTCATTGCAGTTTTTACACGGTTTAGCGCAGCCGGAACACCATCCAGGCAGGATAAGCCAGCACCGTTATTAGCAATGCGCTCTATCTTCGGCAGCATTTCGCCGTCAAAAATCAGCAGTCTGCTTCGATGTACCTTAAACTGATTTCCGTTCGGTGGCGAAATCATGTAAAACTCAGGCTTGCCAAAATTTACATCTCGAATATCTGTATCAAGATAAATTGAGGTGGTATCCGGGTAAATATCTCGCTTGTCAAAAACTTCTAATCCGTTAATCCTGCGCAAACGGTTGATATTAATAGGCTCGCTTAATTCCTGCCCATCGTCAGCAAGGATAAGAGCACAAGACATACCGAACAGTCTGTCCCAATATAAAGCTTCAGTAAGCTTTTCCTGTACAAACAGCGTTTCCAGCTCCTGCAAGATACAATCGTCAGAATCGCCTTCGATTTCTATAAAATTCTTCATAGCATCATCGGCAACCAGCGTTACAATTCTACGCACAAGAGCATTTCTGTACATTGCAGCTAAAGTCTGGTCTGTAAGCTTTCGCTCGTTTAGCAGACCTTCATAGTTGCGAGCTTTACGTGCAATAAAAGCATCTTTAAAGCCGCTGTCTGCACGAATTGAATTATCTTTTCTTTTTACCATTATTCCTCCTAGCTAGTTAAGCCGCCCCAGCTGCGTGAATTCATGAGCTTGTTAAACGCATCACTTGACGCATCCACCATATCATCATGCTTGCTTTCCGGGAACGATTCAAGTTCTGACAGATACATATCATTCCATTCACCTTTAAGGATAAGGACGTTTCCTGCTTGCACCTGTGAAGCAAATGGAGTAGCACGAACCTCTTTGCTGCCTGTCGGCGATACAATCTCAACAGAATATCCGGCAAGCATTGATACAAGGCTTTGAGCTTGCGCCTTGCCTGCCTGTCCTGGGTCTTGCGGTATGGTTATTTGTACAAATTTATATTTGCCCTGGTCTATTGTTGCCATGTTACGCAGAAGATTCCTAGCGTCATTTGCCTTTATCTGCTTGCGTTTTACATCAAGGACGATTACTCTGCCATCGTCAAGCAGTCCCATTAACACGCCTGCTGTTGCATCAGGGTCTGGGTTAAGCGGCGTAGGCTCTGTTGCTGCCAAGTCCCAGGAACGTGCATAAGCAACGATATTTTTCGGTACAGCATCAACAAAGGTGAAGTTTTCTGTTTTAAAGTACATACCAGCAGCAGGACGGATTTTCCAGTTACCATATAAAAGACGTTCCTTGTCAATTTCTGCCAACGCTTTAAGGTTTGCCATATACGAAGGATCTTTAGCCATTAAAACCTTATTGTCTGTCAGTTTAGACGCTATAAACGTAACCGACTTGCATTCTTCAACATTTACGCCGTGTTCCTTTGCGAGTTCATGCGGATTACTGCCCCAATAAATCGTATCATTCAGGACGCACATATAACGCACAACACCGCTGCGCTCGTAGATCGGATAGCCTGTGTCTTGATTAATCCACCAGGAAATAAAATCAGCTACCCAGCTATCGCTGTCCGGGTTACACGTTGCTCGTACATAAGGACGGATGCCGCACGTTGAACGGTTACGAGAAAGCATATACAAAAATTGGTGACGGCTAAAATGCGTCAGCTCGTCAAAAGCAAGGTAGCAAATTTCTGAGCCTTGCCATCCGCTTAAATCTTTATCACTCGCAAGATGTCCAAAGCGAATGTTGGCTCCAGATGGGGCAAACGTCCAATGATGCACAGGAGACATTTTTGACGATGCCCCTTGTACTCGAGAATATATTTTGTTCGACGCTTCCCACAATCCGCCGGGGGATGTTATCTGTGTATAATTTTTTCTCAATACCAATCCATTAAATCCAGCAATATCTTTGTGTCGCAAGCCCTCCATCAACAACGCATAAGTCTTACCGCCGCCAGCAGCTCCGCCATAAATAATAATATCAGCCGACGAACACATAAACATTGTCTGTGGTCCAGGCTGCGGACTTAAATATGCTGTTTCATAACTATCGCGACCATTATTGGGAATATAGATTTTTTGATAAATATCTATTGTATCGACACTTGTATCATCTGCAAGAGAAACTGTTCCTCCGTCAATTCCCGCAATCTGCGCAAGTGTACGAATTGCATTAACATCAGTTTCCGTTAATGCCTTGTTTAAAAGCTTAGCAATCATCAACGCTTGATAATTGCTATCCTGTTCATCAAGGCCAAAATTATGTAGAAATTGCTGTGCATCCTTACCTTTTACTTGCGCTTCAAGAATCGTTTTGGCTATCTGTTGAAGATTCTTTTTTGCCCTCTTGGCTTCACCAGATTTTATTCCTCCAATGCGGCCTCTTTCTCTTGCTTCTTCCTTGGTATGGACGGGCTGTAAATTGCTAACATTTCCTTTCGCTGGCATCTCATTCCCGTCCTTTCTAAAAATTATTTAATAGCAATCCAACCAGCAAAATTAAGGCACCGCCAGAAGCAATCAATCTGCCTAAATCCACATTCTTTTAACAAATTCTCATTCCATTTTGCAGTAATAGGTACCAGCACGCCTTCAAGACTTTTTCGTTTATCCGCAATCTGTTTTTGGCTATATGAGTTTTCCTTCTTCATATTGTAATATTCTTTCACCAGAATCTCGTCGATAGCCGATGTGTTTCCAAGTACCTTTTCAACAAGAATAAAAGCGCAGCCTGGCATAAGTGAATCATATACCGACTGTACAATTTTATGCCTATATTCAATCGGTGTGAATTGAAGCGTTAATATGCTGAGAACGAGTGAGTTTGAAAATCGTGGAATGCCATTCTTAATATCATAATTTCTAACATCAACAATTTGTGTTTTCTTCCAATCTTGAAAACGCTCTCGACACTTCTTTAGCATAGGTTCACTTACATCGAGCAAATCATAATAGTTATTCATTCCAAAATACTTAATAAATGGTTCGATTGCCTGTCCATCACTACAACCAATATCACAAATGTGCGTGTTCTTCTTAACATAGTTTCTGCCAATAGAAAAAACAAGGTTTCTCATACTTTCGTATGCAGGAATGCTTCTTTTCAGCATATCAGGAAAGCACTTTGCAACATCTTCATCAAACGCCCATTTTTTTCCAGCTACATCAACATTATCTTGCCTATTCAAAATTATTCCCTCCTTACTGTTGCTTTCCATAGTTTATTAACTTTGCAAGGATTCAAACGATGCTTCATTATTCTCAATCCTTCAATTCCGCCATCTTCCTCAAAATTGAAGAATTTAAGCCTATTGCCAAACGTCATCATAAACTCACGTAGAGTTATCCTGCACAAATCTTTCACGATGCCTGTATGCTTAAAGGTTGATATGTCGCACGTATCAGCGGATAAATTATATCCAATAGCGACGGATGCAGGAACAGCATCAATGAACGTAATTATCCCAAACAAACCAAGTGTATCGAAATTATCTAAAAGAATCTTGTCAGTTTCATTTCCAACTGTATTATCCATTCCGGATTTTCCTCTGTGAAAAGACCATTTTTGAAATACTGTTTTTACAGCATCCATATTTGAGCTGTTGATTATTTCAGTTTTCAAAGTGTGATTCCTTGCTATATTATTAACAGCTTCGCGAAACTTTCTAAATTTTTTTCCTTGTAATTTAGCAAACTCATCTCCGCTATAAATGTATTCACAAGTATCTTCACAAAGTTTAAAATCAAATACATTTGGAAATTCTTTTTCTAAAAATATTTTGTCATTAGAACGCACCTTTAAAAACGTTGGTTGCGAATAAGAAAGTAATGCTTTAATAAATTGTTTTTTTGACTCATTTTCCCCCATAGGGAACGCCCATACATCAATAGGATTTGTTCCTTCTTTGATTACATACATATTATCGGTAGCAAAAATATGTATATCTAAAAAATCTTTCCACAAATAACACGCATTAAATGAACCAGTATTAGTGTCAAGATCGTATCTGTTGCGTATTTCTTCTACAATTTTTTTATGTTCCATTGTGAGAGGAACTAGGTCAATATTCATGTTTTTATCCCTTTGCTAAATATCTAAACATTGCCAATGCATCTTTATATCCTTTTTGGATTGCTATCATGTTAAACATAGCCTTTTCATTTCCTGCTTTTTGAAATGCTTTCGGCTGACGATAGCTTTTGAATTTTGCATGATAATCGCCAAAAGCATGATACAAGAATGCTTTTGGTTTAGGTGTATTGCAAGCTTTTGTCGAAAATCCCAAAATAAATTTTTCTGCTTCGCCGCAAAAAATAGATAGAGATTTATGCCTTTTGCTGAAAATCACGTCAAATTCATTTTCTTTAGGCGTGAGTGTTCTTTGGTCAATCATTTTAGGGTTATCTTCACCAATTTTTGCGGCCATTATAGCAGTATTACGATTATAGCCTACAAGCGCATCTCCTGTCGAACCAGAAAAAACAACACCGCCTTGACATAAACGTTTGTCAAGATATTGTAACGCAAAAATTGTTTCAACCTTCACTTCTCTGACTTTGCCATAAATTTCTTTGCAAACACAGATTGCATCAAGAACATCATTTTTAATGGATTCCCATTTGCTAGGAATTTCAATAAATTCATGTTCAAAACCTATCTTTTGTTGCAATGATTCTACGGCTATTTTGTCCACACTAGGAAAATCTTTAAAGTAAAATGTATAAGCTTTAAAAGGAATTCCTGCTTCCAGTAAAGCATATAAGGCAGTTACACTATCCATGCCACCGCTTAATAACAAAATATTATTGCCTGTTTTATCAGCATTCTGCTTTGCATTGTTGACTAATAATGCTCTGAGATTTTCACAGTCAATTTTTGTGTATTTGTTTTTCATAACCAATCAGCCGTTTCTTGTTATACATTGTTTCAGCAACAACAGCATCAGCAAAACCAATGCCAAATAAATAAACACACAATCTGGATTTTTCCACTTGTGTGTCTTTACATAGTTGCTTTAATTTGTATCTTTTTTTGTCAAAAGCAAATTCCTCGTCATAATATCGCTCTAGTTGCTCTACATAATCGGTAAAGCTATCACATTCCTTACGAAAGGATTCATCAAGGACATACCCACTATCAAGCGCAATCATGATTTTAGGCTTATATAAAATATCAGCACTAATCATATCTTTGCCGTCACAGCCAGATGTACAGGAAACAATAACATCACATTCATTAAGCAGCTCACAGTTATGGTCGATTTCTGCTTTATGAAATTTGTCTTTGTTTTTCCCTCGATTATTTGCGCTTCCATGAATAATACATCTTTCTAACCCGAAAATTGACTGAATAGCTCTTGCGTTATGTTGATTAATATTACCGTTGCCAATAAATCCAACAGAAAGATTTTTACATGGCAATTTCAGCAATTTGCACGCTTCCTCTATTGCGATACAAGTCATTAACCCACAACGAATTGGTGTAAAGTTATCATCATGATGCTCGTCAATCATTTTTCCAATAGCATCATACAAGAAAACATCTTCATGCGTTTTAGATTCTTCATCATCAACAATGATATGTTTTTTTACTTTCAGACCGTTTAATGTGGTTCCTTCCATATGTGTATCAGTAATCGTGGCAACACCATTGATTTTTCCTGTAACAAAAACTTCCTTTATCGGCATATATTTTTGTTTTACAGATTTCATAAGAACATAATGATATTGCTTTTTCAATTCTTCATATGCAAGCTTTTCATTTAACATGATCCAATATCTCCTTTTGAATTTCTTTCGCAATATACATCATCATTACAGGCGGCACCATTCTTCCAAGACGCTCCCATTGCTGCGGAAATGTTCCAGTTGTTTGAAAATCATCCGGTACTGATGTTATGCGTCGCAATTCGGCAATCGTAAATTTTCTATCTTCTAGCGGATGACAATTACCTCCCATTCCCACCTGACCATTAGTTTGACACACAGTTCCGCACGGTCTATACATGCTTTCGCGTCTTAATGAAAAATAACTTCCGTTCATTACAGATGAACCTTGCACTGGCTTTGGAGGATTCTTAGGTAGCATTCTCAGCACCCTGCCAAATGAATATTTTTCAGCATAATGTAAAAGTTCTTTTACTTCAGTTTCATCGTTAACAATATCACCTATTGCATCTTTCAATGGTATAATGTGAGTTTTAGGTGTTGGATGCACTGGATGAACATTATATTTTTTAGCAATGTCATTTCGCACACCTACAAATATCACTCTTTCTCTGCTCTGCGGAACACCTAAATATTTCGCGTTTAAAAGCTTCACTTTGACTTCATATCCACAATCTTTTAAGCCTTTCAAAATAAGCTTAAAATAACCTTTTGCAGAACCCTTAATTAATCCTGAAACATTCTCAGCAACAAAGGTTTTAGGTTGCAATCCTTTAATCAAACGGATATATTCAAAAAACAAATCATCAACACGTTGCTCTGAATCACTGTATTTTCTTACCTTTCCCCAGCCTTTTTCACGCTTACCAGAAGTAGAAAATGCACAACATGGTGGCGAACCATCAAACAAATCAATTTCACCTTTAGGAATATTCGTTTCTTTGATGATTTGTTCAGCTGTCACAGTTCTTATGTCATGTGTATTGAGAAATGTATTCGGATGGTTAAGCCGATATGTTTTCTGAGCTTCAGGAATAAACTCATTAGCCCATACAACATGATACCCTGCCATCTCATACCCAAGGCATGAACCGCCACCACCGCTAAACGTCGAAACAACATTATAGCCGTTCCACGGCAATGACCATATCTCTTTCATCGACGGCACTTTATACATAATTTATCACCACTCATAACCGCATTTTGGACATTTGTGTGTCGTTTCAATATCCTCATCAAATTCTTTAAAATCTGAAGGTAATTCTTCATCTTCACCAAAAGCTTCTGGAATTTTATCAAAGCCAAAATTCTCCATATTGATTCCGTTGATTGCTTCTAACTCCTCAAAAAGTTTCCCTTCATCCCAAGTTGCAATTTCATTTGTTTTATTATCTGCCAGGCGATAAGCTCTTGCTTGCTCATCTGATAAGTTCCCGGCAACAATTACCGGAGCTTCAGCCAAACCTAACTTCTGAGCAGCAAGATAACGTGTATGACCAACAATGATAACATTATCTTTATCCACCACGATAGGCTGATTAAATCCAAACTCCTTAATAGAGTTAGCAACCTTCTCAACAGCTTCTTCGTTGTTTCTTGGATTGTTTTCATAAGGCGTAATGTCTGCCAACGCCATTAATGTAATTTTGCTTCTTAAATCCATGATGTACCTCCATTGTTTTGCAATAAAAAAGGACAGTGCTTTTTTTACACTGTCCAATAAAACTATAATAATTTTAGCAGCTCTTCCGCACGCTGGCGGTCAGTTTTGACGATTTTTGCGAACTGCTTTATAAGCTCCCATTCATCGTCGAACGCTCTAATATTGCGTCCCTTGCGTTCGCCAGCAACAGTCTTTCCTTTCGGCCTGCCTGCTCCCTCACGAACACCGCCCCATTTTTTACTTTCCATGTTAACTCCTACTTATCCACCAATACAACATTACAATTCCACTAGCCAAGCCATGCGCCCACAATACCCATTCATGTAAGCTCATTTGAGGAAAATTTCTTACAGCTTCGACTACAATGCTAATAGTGAACAACCAAATTAGTATTTTCATTTTTGTTAAAACGTGGTAGAATATAGGCAGGAGGACGATTGCTCGCCCTACCTGCTGCCCTCTTTATTTACGCTTTTTGGCTTTGCGATTTACTGGGGGCTTCTTTTTTTGCTGCTTTTTCTTTAACTTCTCCTGTATTTGGAGAGCCGTTAATACGGAACTTAATATAAGCGAAACCGTTTCAGCAGCATCTTTCAAATTCTGATCCACGTTTTGTACCTCCTTTCTATACTTATATTATACTACATTTTTGTTTATTTGTAAAGTATTTTTTCAAAAAATATTTAAAAAGACGGTACTTTTTGTACCGCCTTTCTTTTATTTTACTCTAAACTGTAACGCAGAAACTTTTAAACTATCTCCATAAGCATCGGTATATCTGCTGTTGATTTCAACAAATCCTTCAAGAACGCAACCTTCTTGCTGAAACAGCCAAGCAGTTCTAATTGCTTCTGTGTAGGTACCCGAAAAGGTGAATCTTTCAATTCCGTTCGCTTTCATACAAGACACTATTTCAGGTACTTGATGGTCCCAAACGATTTCGCAAAGGTCAAGGTTGAGATTACCGTGCTTCCTGGAGATTTGATATTCGCGCCAAATATGAACAGCAAATTCTCCAAGGTTACCTATTTGTCCAAAGGTTTTATTATGAAGCTCTCTGGCTTTTTCTTTTTCTTCGTCATTTTTTGCTGCATCAAACGCAGCGATTGCTTGCAGTTCCTTTTGATAAGCTTCCTCAAAAATATTTTTCATTTTAACCGACTTCCTTTACTCTTTATTTAGCAGGTACTTTATCTTCCCTACACTTATATTATACTATATTATGCTATTTTTGTAAAGAATTTTCTTTATAAAACATCAGTTACATTTTACACACCTAAAAAGCCGCCTACAAATGTAGACGGCTTTTTGAGTACACAACATATTTTTAGGAGAAGGGTTTATCATCCAACTATTGCATCTTAATTATATCATTCCTTTAATTGCCTTGTAAATGACACCTTACTGACATGATTTTAAAAGGTGCTCTATTTGTATCCTGGCAAACTCTGCATCTTCGGCTGTGTAGGCTTTTTCACAGTAGCCATTACAGGCAGGCTTTGTTTGGTCTTTCTTGTAGCTAAAAATAACATCCTGGTATACAGCAAGCTGGCGCATCTGTTCATAAGCTCCTATGCTTATAACATACTCCCAAAACGCTCTTAGGTTATCTTCACCTTTGCTATAAGCTGCTATATACTCATTTAGCAAATCATGTAAAGGTTTATCCATTTTTAGCTCTGCACTTTCTTATTTTAAGAGCATTGCTGGAAGGATTTTCGCCAAGATACACGCCTTTGGTGTATGGCAGATATGCTGAAACAGTGCTCTTGCTTACACGCAACTTTTCGGCTATGTTCTCTACGCTGTAACCTTGCTCATGCAAATCATTGACCTGTATGGACATATCGCTTTCGTATGTTCCGGCATCAATGAGAACCTTCCTTACTTTCTGCTCTGAAATGCGGAACAGTGCAGCGACTTTTTTAATGCTGCCTTCGGCATTGTAAGACTTGATAATATCTTCCGGCTTCAAATGATCACGCCCTTTCGGTTTGCTTATCTATATTGTTGTTGCATATACGCCTGTAATTCTTTGGCAAAGTCTGCGTGTTCCTTGATATAGGCTTTGACTATCTCATAGCACTCTGCGTAATGCTTTCCTTCCTTGTTTTTGTTATTGGTAGCAATCTTAATAGCTGCATTAAACAGTGTAGCACCGCCCTCATTTTTAGCATCTATAAAATCTGCCAACGCTTCCGGAACTAACACCGTAATAGTTTTTTCCTGCTTATCGTAAGAATCGTTTAAAACGTCGCAGAAACTATAATCAGTTTTATATGTCCTGTAGAACATTGTTACATGTTTGCAGCCAATTTCTGCTTCTATAGCACGGCGCTCTTTGTAACACTCGGAGCATACGCCATATTCTTCAAAATAACGAATCTTACGTTCACGCTCATCACCTTTGCCGTACAGCTGTACCGTTCCGGTATGACCGCATGAAAAAGTTACTTCGTACTTCATTTGCTCGCCCTCTTTCCGTAGCAGTACAAATTCCACGCTTGGTCATCTTGTTTCCACAAGTCTACCAACGCTTGACGTTCCGCGCGAATTTCTGCGTCGATTTTACGCTCATATTCGATTGGGTTAACGCCTTCAGGAATGTACTGCAAAGCTTCGCTGAAGGAAAACTCCTTAATATTGCCAACACCTTCACGATGGATGTCAGCAGCTTTCTGAGCACAGTCACCGCACAGGAAGTTGTGCGAGTTTACACCGAAGTAATGCTTACCGCAATGCTGGCAAACCTTTTGGGTACCAGCTGCTTCTGCAATTAAGGAGCGAATTTTCGCAAACAGCTCCTTACGAGTCGTTTTCTTATTGAAGCGGAAAACTCTTTGTTCACCGCCGATTTTTACAACACACGCCTGACGATGTGCACGCCAGGTGAACTCGACTTGACCTATCTTCATGATTTCCTCCCTCCTTAATTCATGCGGCTGAGAATTTCCGCCTTAATTGCTTCTTCATACTGACCAGATTTACCCAAGCAAGCTTCCAGGTGCTGCGTATTATACAGCACAATTTTTTCAAACTCACCAACTAATTCCTCTTTACTCATATTTTTTAAAGCAGCAATTTTCTTTTCCAGCATTATAACCGACTTCCTTTCTTGTAGGCTTTCTATCTTCCCTACAATTATATTATACTGCATTTCTCTGCTTTTGTAAAGAGTTTTCTTTATGAAATGTTAGTTTTCTTCTAAATCTTCTCTAGTTACCTCATACTCAATACTGCCGTCACGCTTGCGCAGAACTACCTCAAAGTCACAGGCAGTTGCAAGCTCCAGCAGAAGCTTAAGTGATTTGCATTTTTTAACCTTGTAGTTCAGGGACATTGGCGTAATGCCCATTTCCCTAGCTAATGTAGCCTGGTTTTTTCCTGTTGAAGCGATTAATACCTTGATTTTGTTTTCTATTGACATAGTAGCACCACCTTAATTATTATATCTCTTATCATTATACAGCGTTCTCTTTATGTAATCAATATAATCTTTTATAAAAATATTGCCTGCGAGATTTCCCGCAGGCTTTTTGTTAAGATACTTCAATCATCGTTTTTAACCACGAATCGCTTGACGCATCAATGAGCCATTTCTTATTATAGCCGTTATAATACCTGATCAAGTAAAGCTTTGTCTTGTCGCCTTCGTCATTGTACAGAGAGAAGTTAGGGAACTTCTTGCCTTCCGATTTCTCCAGCTGGTAAAAGTATTCGTGAATTTTTTTCGCTCTCTTTATAACCTCCCAGTCTGGCGTAAACTCATCAGCATAGTTGTATCGCTTTGCCAGGTCATCTGAATGTACTCTATATCCGGCAAGGTTTGGCAGCACACATATTTTATCAAACGATGCTCCCAAGCTATTCACAAAAGCAAGAATCGAATCGAAGTCATAAGCAAAATGAGTGTTACGCATACCGGGCAATTTATACTTATTGCAGTCATCGTTCGGTTCTTCATCCGTGATGTAGAATAAGAAGTCTACGAAGCCTACATACTGCAAGCCGCCATAAAGCTTCTTTCTTTCGCCAAGCATTTCACCGCAAACAATTTCAAGATAAACTCCCTTGCCGTTATCAAGGTGAAATGCTGTTCTAACACGGCAGTTGCCTATGGTGTTGATGCTGCGCTCTGCCTTTTCCCAGCCAGCACCTTCAAAATACAATGTTTTCACGTTAACCACTACCTTTCTTCCCCGGCAGGAACTATTTCAAATTCTCCTATATCAAACCATGTGTTGGTTCCGTCTACCAGGAATATTCTGCCGATTTTTTCAAGCTCCTTAATGCTGCATTCCATTGCGCTTTCTTTGTTAAACACCTTATAACCTCGCCTTTTGAACAGAAACGCTAGTCCGTCAACTAAATCTTTCTTTGAGCTATAATAGGTTATCTCGCACTCTCTGCAATACAAGACATATCTTTCGTCGTAGAACTCTCCGTTAACATCATTCGTTTGATAAAGCTCGCAGCCAGGTTCTTCGGCAGCATAGTAAAGTTTTAAGCCTTTATCTTTTGCAAGTCTTACGAAAAAGTCCATTGCCGGGGTCCATTTGGTGTCTACGGTAAACCGCAAGAAATATTCTTCTTCGTTGGCTTTAGCTACTTCTCCAACATCGTCGAACCACCCTTCATAGTTACTGCCAGGGTAAAGCTCATTACCGTATCTATAAATGCTGCCATCATTTTCATTTAGGTGACGTTCAATATCATCTTGCAGCCTTTGCAGTATTGCCTTATCTCCAACCATTGTAATGTCATTGAAACAGATATTAGCCATTTTATACCTCCGTGTTAACTTTGCAAATCGAACTAAGCTTGCCAGCTCTAGGATTATTCTTTTTAGGACATTCATCAATGCGAGCTATCGGAGTGCACCAGTTTGGCAAACAGCTGCAAGCTCCGTATTGGTTTGTAAAGAATCTGTCAAAGCTTTCATGCATTGAATGAGCGTACTGGCAGTTTCGGCAGCCGAATCTTTCAATTTTAGGTTTTTCTTCTGTTATCCAAAGATTAACTAACGCAGCAGTTTCCTTAAATTTATCAAAAGGTGTCATATTAGCACACCCCCTTTCTAATAATCATGTGCCGAAGCACTTCTTCGGTAATATCCATTGCTTTGTGAAGCTCGAGTACACACTTCTTGCTTGCATGAAACGTAACCAGGACATAAATACCGTTCTCGTAGTCCTGAATCACGTAAGGCATCCTTCTTTCTCCCCAGAGGTCTGTCTTTTCGACTACACCACCATTAGAAGCGATTAAGTCATTGAACTTCGAGATAACACCCTCGACTATTTCCTGCTCCGGGCGCATAACGTACATGATTTCATAAGCATTCATTTTTTCTTTCCTCCTTACATTTGTTCATCTTCCTGAAAACTGTAGTAACTGCCGTCACCTATAATGATATGGTCTAAGCAAGGTATTCCCATTATTGCCCCGGCTTTAACAATGTCCCTGGTTAACTTTTTGTCATCATTACTAGGTACTGCAAAGCCTGAAGGATGATTATGTGCTACAAATATTGAAGCAGCATTTTTCATGATGGCATACTTGAAAATCTCTCTAGGATGAACAAGGCAGTTTGTCAGCGTTCCTTTCAGTATAGCTCTTGCTTCAATAATTCTGTTCTTGCTGTCTGCTGCAATTACCCAGAACTCTTCATGATTCAGATACCGCAACTTCGGCATCATAAATTCAGCCAAGTCTTGCGGATCACAGCAGTGTCTTTTTTCCTCAGCTTTGGTTTCGGTGAAAGCTCTTTTGCCTAACTCTACACCACACAAGAAAGCTTCTGCTTTCTGTTTGTCTAAACCATATGCTTTCAGCTCGTCTGTATCTTCCAGGCGATACAATTTCTGTGCCGTTAATTCGGAAACCTTATAAGCTTCTTGCCCCAGCAACGCTTCGCATAACTCTCTATAACTTTTGTCTGCTACTTTACACATAACTTTCACTCCAATCTTTTTTCCAGCGCACACCTTTCGGTGTACGCCGGTTCTTTTATTTATGCCTGTTTGTAGGGATAGCAGCTTGCTGGCATCAGAAGCTTTTCACGCAGTGCATTGATTCTCTTTTGGCGGCGTTTTGTATTTGCCATGAGTTCATGGAACTCATCTCCGGCAAGAGGAAGCGTTTCCAGCATCAGTACATACTTTATAAGTTGTCTTGTTCTCACATTAATCACATCCAATCTTCACAATTCTTAAGATATTCTTTCTTTGCTTCAAGTAAAGCTTTTTTTATAACCGGGTCAGAGTTAACTTGCTCATAAGTCAAAAGCAGAGCATCCAGTGTATCATCAAGCTCATAAGTTATACAAAACTCATGGTTAGCAAGTTCGTAACGGAAGGCTGATTTCAAGAAGTCGAAATCTTTCATGTGCTCCTTCTTTTCGATGTTCAGGCGTTTTACTAAATCATTATGAGCCTTAGCCTGCGCACGAAGGATATATCCTCCGAAGCCGATTTGATAAACCTTGTCGGTATCATTAGGAGCTAACCCAAATCTTTTCATGCCTTCGTTGAACTGTTCTTCGGTAAAAGCAAAGAACAGTTTATCTTTGGTGAAACTTTCGTATTCCTTTTGCTGTTCGTTGATTAAGGTTGAGTAATCTTTGTATTTCAACATTATGTATCCCTCCTAAAACGTCATAAATTTCATCATTGGTTTTTGGACCTTAAATTCCATATCTCCAATATGCTTATTGATTCTTGCCAGACACTTAACGACGGCGTTCGCTTCACCATCGCTGAACGGCATGCAGTCGCCTTCCTCGTTTGTGTAGCACAGCAGCACGTTACCGCACAGGCACTGATCATGTAAACGGCCGTAACCATAAATAGCACTTGCCAGCTCATTAGCCACCGGGTTTTCATTTTTCAGAAGAAATTCTTCATCGAAAATCAGTGTAACACCGGGAATAATTCCAAGTTGTCCGTCGAACTCTACCAGCTGAAGCGGAACTTCTTTAATGTCGACGTACTCGCATTCGCACAGTTCATACATTGAATTAAGCGTGATAGCTCCCTCGTATGGTACTTTCTCCACAGAATTGGTTTTGCCATTGGCATCAACCACAGTTTTCAGTAAAATTGCATAGTTCATAAAATCGACTTCCTTTCTAAAGCTATTGGCAAGGACTTTGAACCTTCTGCCCGGTAGCTTTACAGGAGCTTAAGCTCCTGTCATCAGCTTTTAAAGCTCTATACCTCTTTCCGCTGCAATTTCTTCCAGCTCTTCAAAGTGCTCATTCAAGCATTGATGATGCCATGGGTCGCGCGAGCTATTGTAAATCTTAATCAGCCTAGTGTTTTCCTGCTTTAATTCTTCGTTAGTCATGTCTTTAGGTTCTTTCATTGGTTCTTCCTCCTTAAATTTCAATTTCACCTTCGGTAAAGTTACGATAAATCTCTTCAGCCATGTAGTAAGCGTCACGAGCTTTTTCGTATTCATCCTCAGTATCTCCGATAATATCAGATATAGTCATATCATCACCCATCTTTGCTGTTGGGTGATTTTCAACCCATTCATTAGCATCATCTTGCGCTTTTTCAAACTCGAATTTTTTTGTCCATCCAAGTATCATAAGCTTTGCATTTAGCCTCTCTAAGTGTTTCAATGATGTAGGTTAACTGTTTGTAGTTTAATTTCATGTTGTTCTACTCCTTTCTATTGTTCAATCATGGTAACATCGTAGCGGCAATATTTATATTCCACGGTGTCTTTGCCCCAGGCAAAAGTTCGTCTGAGCTGAAATTCTCTTCCGTTATAGCCGATGCTGAACAGAAGATAATCAACTGTATATCCATTGCTTGCGCTTTCAAGCAGAACAATCTGCTTCATCGTCGGAGCAAAGCCGAAGTATTTTTCCAGGCATTTGCAGGCAAGCTTTTTCATTTCTTGCTTTTCTTGATAAGTCATTTTTAAGTCCTCCTTAAAGTTTAAGCTTTAGGCACAGGGTTTGAACTGTCTGCCTGCCAGCTTTACAAGGGCTATTGCCCTTGTCATCAGCTTTTATTTAGTTTCTGTGATTTTTTTGAGCATCTTTTTAAGCTCTTGAACTTCTTTCCATTTTTGTTGTTCATTTCGTTTAGCAGATTCATTATCAGGAAGTCTTTTTGCTCTATCTTTAAACTCGCCCCAAACTCGTATAGCTTCTTCTAACGCTAATGTTAAAATTTTTTCTTGTGTCATTGTTTAATTCTCCTTTCTTAATTCTTCACGAAATTTTACCAAGCATTCGAAATATCCCATGTTGTTTTCATGAGCATAAGCTCTTAAGTTTTCATCAAGGGCAACCAGTTCAAGCATTTCTTCCTTACTTGCAGTTTTCTTGTTAGCTTTTGCTTCAATATCTTGAATTCTTTTAACTACGTTGACCATTTTATTTTCCATTTTCCAACTTCCTTTCTTGTGGGCTTTCTTATCTTCCCTATACTTATATTATACTATAAAACTCACCTTTTGTAAAGAGTTTTCTTTATAAAAGGTGAGTTTTTCTTATTATTTTTCGATATTCTTTTCTTCAGCAAGGCGAGCTGCCCTTCTGCGCTTTTTATCTTCAAGCAGGTTAACGCCGTCCACGCCAAACAGTAAAGCGGTTAGCTGCTCAACGGCATCGTTTGTGTCACGCCATATCTGCCTTTCGCTCACTGACCATTTTTGCGCAAGGCTTGCGACTATATCAGTGACATACGCTTCCGGCGGACAAGGTTTAAGGAACAGCACGTCAAGAACATCTGCCCGGCGCAAATCTTCCTGCTTGCCGCTGTTATACCTGGTCTGCTTGTAAAGTGCTATCATATCATCCATATAGTTTATCAGCACTTTTGTTCGCATCGTTGAGCTTATGATGCTTTCAAGCTTCAGCTCATTAGCTCCCATGCTTTTCAGGTTTTGGAACGAATCAAGAATCTCGATAGCTGAAATCTGCTCATCGTCGATATTGACAATCTCGCTAGTCTTTAACGCAGCGTGTTCCTGGAGGCTTCTGTAATTTTTTAGCAGCAAGCGCACATTATACAGTCGCTTGTCGAAATCCCTTCGCTGTGCTTCTTTGCTGTACAAATCATCACACAGCTTTTTAGATGTCTTTTTGGCGGTCTGTTCTGCCACACGTTCGATAAGTTCTTCAAAATACGCCAGCGGAACGGTTATCGTGCTTTGATTTTCATTTACAGTCATATCTTCCATGCGCTTACTCCCTTCTGTTATTTAAGTTCTTTGATAAGGCGTTCAAGATACCACTTTGCTTTTAGGCAATCTTCTACGCCGTTTTTTTCTTCGTAACGCCATAAATATTTGATGATGTTGGCAACGCAGACAGCTTCAATGCCTGTTTTGCCAACGGTAGCAGCCTTTAGGGCATCTATACATTCAATATCGCCTTTGATGTAGTGTTTGGGATGATTTACGTTATCCTTAGGAAGCGGCATTGTAAAGCTATCTTTTGAATTCTTCGGTGCTTCTTTGACAATAACGTATTTATCATCTTTTAATCCGATAAAACTAAATGGAGATTTAAACGCACTCATTATTTATGCTCCTTTATCCATTTTTCGTGTCTGGCAACTGCTCCAGCTGTAGGTGAAAGCGTTTCAAGATACATGGCTTTCAGTATTTTACACTGCTGGATTTTCCATTCGCTAAAAGCATTACAAGTAGCGTGGCAGCCTATTTTTCTTTCTGTGCATCCTCTGCATGGTGTTTTCATGTATCACCTCTAAAATAATTCTTGTTGGTTGCTTATCTCATTCGGTGTTTTTGTGGTAATGTCGGGATATGATCCTGCAAACTTTTTCATCCGGTAATCGTAATACTTTCCGTCGGCAGCCATATAGTTTGCGTCAACTTCCTCAGGTGTCGGCATATAATATTGGGCTGGCAAAGGAATATTGGTACACAGCTCTTCAAGTCTGCTTTTTCCGTAAATTATATGATTCCTTATTAAATTCATGTTTTCGCCGTCAGGATAAAAAGGGTCTTGGCATCCGTAGGTCCGGATATGTTCCCACCGCAAAAAACTGTCTATAAGCATAGCTGTTTCTTCTTTGATTTGTTCTTCAATGCTTTTTTCTTTTTTCGGCATTTTACACACTCCCTACATTTCTTCTACTTCCGGGTCGTACAGCTCGAGAAATTCTGAAAATTCTCCTTTGCTAGCTATCTTTATAGCTTCTTCAGGCGAAGCAGCTAACACTCTGTCGTGAAAATCAACCTCGCCCGAAATTAAACTGCGCCAGCTAATAAGATAAAGCTTAACGTCCTGTTGAGCCATAACCGCCACCACGAACAGCACTTGCTTCATCGTCCGAGGTTACGCAGTAACGGACGAAGATTCCCTGTGCACAGCGTTCACCTTCTCTGATGATGATAGTTTCGCTGCCGTTGTTTCTGAATTTAACGCCTATATTGCCGTCATTGTCCTGGTTGTTAGCATAATCGCTATCAATAATGCCTACGTTGTTAACTAGCGATAAATTGAACTTAACCGCAAGACTGCTGCGGATGAACAGCATCAGAACCATATCGCCAGGCATAATAGCTTTGATGTTCAGCGGAATAAGTACACTTTCACCGCCAGCTGGAACAAAAATATCTGTCGGTGCGTAAAAATCATAGCCAGCAGAAAACTGTGTGCTACGTTGCGGAAGCTTCGTGTTCGCTGGTGCGTCAATCGTCGGTAAAAATTTAATCATCTTAAAAACCTCCTAAAATATCTCTCCAGATTATAACCAGGATTCCAATAGTACCCATAATAGCAAGAATTTCCATACAAATACTTGCAACAAGATGTAAATATTTCAAATTACCACTCCCTGTTTAACATCCATAAAGCTACACACATAACAGCTACGTCAAGCAGTGTGCAACTGACAATATCAATTAAGCATATTTCCATTTGTTGTACCTCTGGCAATCTCTGCTAACTTTGCTCTTTGTGCTTTTACTGCATCAAGCAGCGGCTTTTGAAAGCGGCAATCATCGTCTAAAGCGATTCTTCCGGTTTCCTCTAGTTTGTATTGCATATACTCAAAATTGCTTTCAAGCGAAATTTGCATTTGCTGTAACATCCAATCCGGGAATTTTTCCATATTGGCGATAAGCTCGTTTTCAATGTCTACTAACGCCTGTGTACCTAAACGATGTACTGCATATCTGAATGCAAACAACATCATAATCGCTTTTTCATCTTTCATGTTCTGCTCCCTTCTTTTTGTTATAAAATAATTCCACGGCTTGAAACGTCATTCCTTGTAATTCTGCAACCATTTTTTCTTCTCCATAATTGCGACAAAGAATATCGGCTATAACATGCACAATAAAACTTTTAAGCAAGGGATATCGCCCAAACGCACAACTTACAACGTTTTGTGAGTCATTGTTATATGCAAGCATATAAGTTGTTCCACTTTCTTCCAGCATTTTACACGCTTGGTCTGCTTTTTTGTAATCAATCATTGTTCCTCAACCTTTCTGCCCAACGTTTCCATTTTGGCATAGCCATAACATCCACAAACGGCATACCACCATAATACAAGCATACACACATAATTACATCGTCTATTTCCTCTGCTAAATTCATGTTAGCATCATCCTCTGTCATCGGTGTACTGTTGTTGCTCAGTTTCTTTGCTCTAATTAGCTTTAATGCAGCTTGTGCCAGCTTCGCCGCTTCTTCTGCTAACTGTTCTAATTTTTCTCGTTCTGTAAGATTTTCGCTAACGTATTTAAACGATTCATACATTTTCTATCACCTCCCTTTTATTGTTTTCTTACCCAAACGCCATTAGCCAACTTCTCTAAGTCTATTTTCTCCCGGCAATGCGGACATATCGGCATCATTTCATTCTTTCGCCCCATATGTTCCTGTAGCATCTTCAACACACGCTTATAAGGCCTAAACTTCGTGCCAATCTCGTAGCATCTTAACGTCTGTTTCCTGGCTCTGTCATAGTCCTTTGCTATTGCTTGCCACTCATTGCACATCAGCTCCAGCACAACTATAGGTTCAACCATGTTGCCGCAGTGATTGCAGTAACAGATTTTTGTGTCCGGATCAACTGTAAAACTGATAGGCTTTTTACTGCCACCATAGATGTCTGTTTCTTTATAGCAATGGCAAGTATTTCTGCCCTGCTCACGCTTAATTGGTGAGAATTTTAATATCTTCATTGTTTTTGCTCCAATTTACATATCTCCACGTAATTTAGCATTAAACATAGCTCTTAAACGTGCCTCTGGGTCGCTCATAGCCTTTGCAACAGCTTCTGTGGCTTTCTTTAGTTCGTTGTTAATCTCTATATACTCAGGTTGTTGCCGCACATGATTTTTAGCAGCATCTACTGCGTGACTATCATATTGCATCTGTACAAGCGATTCCAACGCTTTTAAGTCCGACTGCAGTTCAACAATCTCGACAACAAGTAACATCAGCCGTGCCGATGTCTTAATGTCTGCAATATCCAACATACGTCTTATTCCCTCTTTGCTAATCACTGTAATACCTCCTAAATGTCAAAAGCATCAAAATCTTCATCGCCTATATAATCTGCATATAAGCTACACACAGCACACTCCCACGTGTCTGTTTCTTCGCAGTCATCGCAAGGATAATATTCATCATTATCAATCATTGCTGCACCTCTCAACATTCCACCTATCAGGCCAATTTGTCAATTTGCAGGGCGAAGTGGAACCAACATCGTGAAAGATGCAACCTTTGCAATGCTTCCGCTTGCTACACATAACTTTTATAAGCCGAGCCGCTTCTTTGAGTTTTTGTTGTTCATTCATGCCTTCACCTCAAATGTTTATAAAAAGCGGCGGCGTGGGAATTCTTGGGAACCTACTGCCATTCGGCAACCCAGCCGCCGCACCCATGGGCTTAATTTAAATCAATATAGCACCAGCGAATTACAGCATCTTCAAAAAAGCATACGAATTCGTAGCAACTATTTTCTCTAACGATTTCGTCACATTGTTTGTAGCCAATTAATATTTCTGACGCTTCTCCGACTTTGATTTCAAAAATGCAGAGTTTATCTCCATTTGGCATAACATCATTACTATGCCATTCACCGCATATAGGCTTGTTGTTCATTTTCTTTACCTCAACTTTTTTAAGGGAGTTTGAGCTGTTGCGGTTTTTGCAACAACTACAAGAGATTTTTGCAACATGTTGCAGTTTTCTCTTTTAAAGCTCGTGTTGCGCGCCTTTGCTCCACTCGTTAACAAATTCGCTGACTTCTTCCCATTGCTTTCTGTCTTTTTCTGGCACATCATTTTCCTTGCCAACGAGTTTTGCCATATATTGATTACCAAACATATGGCGATTCAATGCCTGTGAAAAAATTACCATTGCATCTTCTTTAGACAAACATTCAAACAGCGTATCTTCTATCTTTTCAATCAGGTCTTGTTTTTCAATTATTTCAGCCTGCAGTCTGGCTGAAAAGTATGCTAAACCTTTAATGTTGTTTTCTTCTACCAATCTCTTAATCTCATTGTTGGTTTTTTCCAATTCTCGATTTTTAAAACGTGTCATTACTTTTCCTCCTTTGGTCCTATGCAGCCATTAGTGTACACGCCGTACACATCATCCAGCTTGCCATTATAACTCATACTCCACGCCAATTTCCTTTGCCACGGCAGGGAGTGCAGCTTCGGCTTCAGCACGAGTACGATATACCCAGCCTTTTTCAAATAGGGCATACGCACTAGGAAAGCTACCCCAATACAAAGAGCGAACAACCCATTTATCGCCTAAGAGTTCAAAGCTAAAACAAGCATCACCTTTCTTCGGTTTCCACGGTAACTTTATGATTTCAAAAGAACCATATATCAATTCTTGCAGTACTCCACAATTGGCACTATGCCAACTAGCTTCGCCTTGCTCTTGCGTCAAAACACCGCTCATATCAAATTTAAACAATACGTTGGGGCAAAGGTTAATTTTAAATTCTTCGCCCAGTTTCACGCCGAGCATCTTAGCTATATCAGCCATATGATTTTTAGCCATTTTCTTTCCCTCCGTGCTTTTTCATAAATCTCTGATTACCTGTACCATCAATGCTCAGTCTAAACCCGTTGATTTCAATTTCTGCCTTGCCGTCAAACGGCTTTTTAGCGACGGCAAGCCAACTCAATTTATCCATGACAGCTACAACAGCGTCATCTGTTAAGTCAATTTTTTGTCCTGTAATAATGCCTTTGTTATTGACATTGGCATAGTAGATTTTTCCAAATGCTGAACAGCATAAATGTTTAGCCATGTTATCACTCCTTCATAGCCTTACTCGCCTTTAAAATTTTCTCAATTAGCTTATCCACGGCCTTGTCCGCAAGTTCGCCGGTAGCTTCAATGTTTGCTGGTGTTATACGCCCTGCCACATACATCGCAATCATTTCATCTTTAGTTGGAACAGCCATTGCAAGCACATCAACAATTAAGGCCACGCAGGTTAGTTTCTTCGTGAAATTTAAAAATGCTTTACCAAAGCCATTGTAGTCACTGCCGCAATCAGCGCGGCTTGAAACAATCCCTATTATGCTTATGCCAGCACCCATTGTTAGTAAAACCCCTGCTACAATGCAGAAGTGATGTATCATGTCCATTCTTCCTGCCCAGTAAATCAGCCACGGCGAAATAATCGGCTCATTCATTACTCTTACACCCCACAATCTTTCTGCCACACCAGCAGCAGTGCGACTGTTCAAAATCTTCAAACGTGCCGCCGCACTTTTTGCAGCGATATTCATAGCATCCTGTATACGTCACTACCGTTGTACGGTCAAGCTCATGCTTTAAAGCTGTTAATACAACCTTTTTCTTTTTTATTCGGGAGATAACCCATTTTTTGTCGTTATCCGTCAAACGGCCACGCCGAAGCGCAAACTTCGACTTCGAGATTGTCCCTTTAGTCTCCCGAATTTGTTCACGTAACATCTTTTCACGTTGCGGCAGGCTATCCCACCATTTCTTACGTTCTGGAGTCATTTGCTATTCCTCCTTTAGTCAATTTCTTCAACTTCGGTATACTCAATTTCATCGTCACAGTTAATGCTAACCTTAGCAGAGTCGGTGTCACACACGCCAATTATCTTATCAGTGCCACCATTGCCAGCAAAAGCCATTACTGAAGAACATTCATCGTAAGCTCTTTCGATAGCATCTTCCTTATCTTCCGCTTTCAGTTCTACGCACACCCATGTCGATACTTTTCCATAAACTACATATTTTTTCATTTATTCTTCCTCCTCCTTGCGTCCGCCGACAATCTCCAGCTCATCGCCGATACATCTAATGGTGTGTCCCAGGATTTTGCAAGTGCTTTTGAGCCATTGAACGCTATGTCCTTCCAGCACCTTGTCCATTTCTTCGTCGGTCAAGTCCGAGAAGCAAACGCTTTCCCAACGATTGTTACGTTTAACTCTAAAATAAATTCCGTCTAAATCTCTATTTACCATATTTTTTCCTCATTTCCATACGCACTTCATAGTCTACAACGCTCGCCCGGAACAGCTGATGTGCTTTTCGCAAGCAGTAACGATAATATTTCAGTTTTTGCTGTCTACGCTTTACCATTTGTACCGCCATAATCTCTGCCCACAATAAGGGCAGTAACTCCAAATTGCAATTTCTTGATATTCGGTGTCTAGCATCTCGTTACAGTTTTGGCAGATGTAAATCATATTACGCTCGTAACACGCCACTTTCTGTCCTGTTTCGTGTAGATACTTTTTTACAACTTTTGCCTTCATCACGATTACCTTTATTGGCATTGCCTTTTCTTTATCTTGCATATGTATTTCCTTCGTATTCTCTATACGCTTTACCACATCCATACTAACCACCCAATCGCAGCACCTATCAAAGCGCCAAGCATAGCAGGTATACCGATGATTAATATAACCGTGATCATGTCGATAATTGCATTTAATATTTTAATCATTTGTAATCACCTCTTTTGACAAGTAACAGCTCATCACATGAGCGCATAAATTCTTTCGCAAGCTCAAGGTTTTCTCCCCATACTGTTCGCCGTCCGCATTTTGGGCATGAGATGTTATAAATTGTCTGACCTTTGTATTTAGCGGTATTCACCTTATATTGATGCCTACAAGTCATATTGTTCGCCAAAACCTTTCTCCGTGCTCAACACGCAAGAGCAATTCTTTGTGTCCTGCTTCAGCTTCTTGCTGTGTATAATATTTTTGACAATACAAATCTTTGTAGCTTACTCCATTTCTTCTGTCAAATTTAAAGAGCATTGTTTCATAACTTGGCTTGTAACACCAATGCAATTTAACTGTAGACAGCAGATAACTTTCACCATCTACGGAAAACTTTGTCTTTAAAGAAAAGTTAGCCATTATTCTCACCTCTGTTCGGATTCTGCTTCCAGCCACCTACAGGACGATACAGGTGCAAAACATCGTATATCCTGCCTACGCCGTGCAGATATTCACTTTCCTTCGGATGAATCTGATGAACTTCTTCTTCCGGCAACCAGAACACGTCTTTAACCTGGCACATAACCTCCCATGACGGCGTTTTATTCGTTGTGCCGCAAAATTTCACGCTTACATGCTCCCATTGGTTGCCGTCCTGATCAGGCTCAACGCCTACAACACACTGTAAGCTCTTTTTGATTCCCGGCAGATGCAGGAAGCCTGTCAATACTAAGCCTTCAAAAGCAAAATCATTTCTCTTGTCGGCTTGAAACTTTTCGTTTGCTAAAATCTCCTTAACACTTCTCATCTTAATCTCCTTGCTCCGCACAGTTGTGGATTATTACTGCACTGTTTACATTCCTTGTCACATTCCCAGCAGCATACGTGGCAAACCTCGCTTCTTACACAGCCGGGGAACGGAAAAGGGCAAACATATTTATTTTTCAGCTTTTTCGTGATTATCGGCTCTTCATCTTTTGAAAAATTCTCGGCAGGCTTTTGAGCTTTAGCCTTGCTTTTGTTTGTTTCCTGCCTTCTTATTTGCGCAAGGCTCATGATTTTGTGCTTACACTCCTTACCTCCGCAGCTCATTCCTTGCCGCCGGGCAAGGTTAGATACATCTCTGTAACATTCAGTGCCGCATTCGCAGACGCATCTTGCAACAGAAGCCTTCTTTTTAGGTCTGATACTGATAACGCCTGGAGGATAAATTTCAAGCACTGTCAGCATACCTATTTTCTGCCCTAGCAGATAGCTCCAATCCTTATTCTGCATTAAACCGACTTCCTTTCGCTTTACTTTAGCCAAATAGTGCCATAGCATGATGAGCATCTAAACGCCCATTTTACAGCACCTTTTCTGTCTACAATCTTTGCGCCGTAGACAAGCTTTATTTTTTCCTGCTTGCAATGAGGGCAGCACTGCTTGCCTTCGGCTGTTGTTCCAAGTAGATATTTCACTGTTACCCCTCCGTTACAGTCAGGAATTTTAGCACTCTGCCTGTATTACTGATTCTGTATTCTTCAAGATCATCACGCTTCAGGTACTGCCTTCCGTATAGTGACTTCATATTTTCCCATACAAGGAACGGCACATTGTAAAAATCTGTCAGATTGAACGATACCAGGATAAAGCACCTTGCACCTAAAAAGTGGTGAACCTTAAGATATTCTAGCTGGTGCGGTTCAAGTCTGTTTCGCAGCATCTTATCGCCATCGGTGTGCTTCGCTTCAAAGCACACCGCTAAACCACCTCTCAGCGTCCCTTTGTAGTCAACGCCGCTTTTCTTTGCATAGTTGGCAATGAACTGTCCATGCGCTCCATAAGGGCGGATATAATGTACAGGCTCACTCTGTTTCTCAATCTTCGCAATGCCATGTTCCTCGTAATACTGGCAGCCTGCGTCAATCATCTTTTCAAAGAACGAACCGCTTGCCTTGCTACGCTTGCCCACGATGATACTTTTAAGCTGATTCATGTTTCTTGTACCCCTTGAATTTCATCCTGCTGAAAGCGTATCTCAGATAAGCTAAGTCCTGAAGCACATCAATGTATTCAAGTTTATCAACATACACCTTGCTTCTTCCCCACGTGCTAATCAGCTTCATGCTAGGATTGTAGGTCTGGTGATATATCGTTTTGTACAAAAAGCAATATTCACTGCAAATCTTCTTGAAATCATCTTTCTTTAATTCGATTTCAGTCCACGCCAGCTTACGCAAGCGGTTAACTTCGTCTTTAATCTTCATGCTGCACCTCGCTTAAAACGGAATTTCCTCATTAAAAGGTACTGTGCTGCCAAAACCTTGGAAGTCCTGGCTTTCTTCTCCCGGTGTATGCTGAGATTCGCCGCCTTGCTCTCTACGCTCAATGAATTCAAAATGCTCTGCAACAACCTCGGTTACATATTTCTTTTGACCGTCTTTAGCGTCATAGCTGCGAATTTGCAGTCTGCCTTCAACTAACACACGCTGTCCCTTACTAAGATAATTGCCACAGATTTCAGCCTGTTTACCCCAGATAACCACAGGAATAAAGTCCGCTTCACGCTGTTTGTCTTTGGAATAAGGTCTGTCAACAGCAAGCGTGAACTGAGCAACAACCTTGTTTGTAGGAGTGTATCTTACCTCCGGGTCTTTTGTTAGTCTTCCTAATAAAATGATTTTGTTCATGCTTTTTGTTCCTTTCTCTTTAACGGATTGTCCTGGCAAAAAATTTCGCCGCCTTCTTTTTTGATTTTTGCTTTGATTTCGGCAATAGCTTTATGCAGATAATAAACCTCACCGCTGTCATGATACATATTGATATAGAAATTTACTATTGTAGTAAAATATCTCTTATCTTTATCACGATTTGCACTTTCAGTGATTCTCGTAAGCTCTTTAGCGTCCATAATTCCCTCCTATAATCCTAATAACTTGTTGGTAGCAGCAAAGCCTTCTGCAACCTTCTTCCTGCGTCTGCTTGCGTGTGTAACCTCTACCGGGTGGCACATCTGCAAAATGCGGTCATAGATTCTTGTTTCCGTTATCGTCTGCGGCTTTTTGATTGCGTCAATCGGCAAATTTGTTGTAATGATTGTAGGCAATCCGCTCCGGCAACGGCTGTCGATGATCTGGAACACCAGCTCCTGAGCAAACTCCGTGCGCCGTTCTGCTCCTAAATCGTCAAGCACTAACAACTCAAATTGATTAAATCCGTCAAGATATGCTTGCTTTTGTTCCGTTCCCCACAAGGTATTGAACACTCTGCCAAAATTAGTCATTAAGCAAGCTACACCTTTATCAATCAGTGCATTGACAACACACGCAGCGGCGAACGTCTTTCCACTTCCGGAATTTCCATAAAGCAGCAATCCTTTATGCATCCTGCGAAAATCATCGTAGTGCTCAACGAAATTCTTCATTGCTCGCATCGTCCGCTCGTCTGCGCCGTCATCATGGCTGAAAGTCTGTGCCTGAAGCTCACGCTCCGGGAAGCCAGCTTTTCTAAGCTCTTGCACCCTAGCAAGTCGCTTTTCATGCTCCTCACGTTCACGCTCTGCCTGAAGCTCTTCCGCTCTGCACTTGCAGATACAGGTTACAGTTCGTTCAACACCAAACAAGAAACCTCTGCATTGCTTCGGCGTATGGCATTTACCACACATAAGCAATCCGTTTTCGTAATAATCGTTTTCGTTTTGCTTATTAAGCTGTGCAGCATTTTCAGCAATGTGATTTACAGCAAGTGTAATCGAATTCTGAACTTCATTCGCATTCATGCTATCACCTCACTAAAAATATTTGTCCAGGTCTGTTTGGTCGTCCGGTGGTTTAAAATTATCCGGCGGCTTTTTCGGTTTTTGCGTATCACCGCTCGCAAGGTTTCTTGCAACTCCCTCACAATAGGCTATTGACTTCTTGCCTTGCTGTGCTGTTATCGTAACCGCCTGCATAGCTATCAGCTCGCCGTGCTCCTTAGCAATAGCCTGTAACCGCTCTGCAATGTATGGCGTTATCGGCGTAACATTCTTGTTCCAGAAGCCAACAGGATTATCATTGCTCGTAACATTTTCGTAACTGTTACACGTAACGTCAGTATTTTCATTGTAACAACCACCACTACTAGAGTTGTTGTTACTCTTATTCTTATTCTCTTTCTTATTCTTACTCTTATCCGTAACATCTGCATTTGTTACATCAGTGTTACGTGTAACATCTTGACTTGTTACGCTTTTGTTACTCGTAACATCTTCGTAACATTCCGTAACATCTGCATTTGTTACATCAGTGTTACGTGCTTTATCCCTCTCACGCTGCCTTTTGGCTCTCATTGCTTCCTTGCAACGTTCACGCTCCTTAAGCTTTGAAAGCTCTTCGGCGTTCTGATACTCACTCCAGCCTACAATATAGATATAGCCGTTATCCTCTATATCTATCATGTTGTACTGCTGAAATACTTCTAATGCAGCTTCTGCAATTTTAGGCTTAAATCCACCAACAGCAGCTAAGGTTTTAGGTGTATACGCTACACCTTCGGTAGCGTATACATAACCACCATCGTTTTTTTTGCGAGCCAGAGCTAACAGGAAGAACCACATTAACGCCAGGCTATCACCAATCTTCGTATCAGCACGAAGTATCTTAATTTTTTCGCTGTCGAAAACATCAGCGCTAACCTTGAACCAGCTCTCCATGTTGCCCTCCTACAATAATTTTTTCCATAATGGCTGCCGTCTAAGCAACCTTACATACTTCATGAGTGCTTTCTTTCTCATGCAGTCTGCCTCGTTTCTTCAAGCAAGGCCTTAATTGCAGCATGCGCAAGCGTGTATTGAGGGATTGTGATCATTTTTTCAAGCTCCTCAATCGTGAGGTCCTTGATATTTTTGTATGCTGCAAGCGGTCTGCCGTTTTCATCGTGACCACTAGCAACGGTTACAATCACATTTCCCTGCGGTGTAATTTTCACAAACTTATCTCCGGTAGCTTGCGGTTGTGCTTTAGGTTTTTGCTTCTGCTGTTGCGGCTGCGGCTTGCGTTCCTGCTGAGCACAATATTCGTCGGTGTCTGCATCTTTGTTGTCATCAATACAGAACAAGCCGTTTAAGCAGTATTTACGTGCGTATGAGCTGGCTGTTCCAGTAATCTGGCTGCCGTCCATACCTTTTTTTGCATCGTCCTCACGGGCATAGGCAGTGTTCGTAATCTTTTCACCGCTTCCGATGTCGACTAAAGTTACTGTTGCCTTTACATAGAAGCGATTAGCGATTTCGACAATTTCGTCGCCAATAGTCAGCACTACACCATACTTGGCATTCAGCGGTTTTACCGCTTCCAAAATATCTTCAAAAGCCCTGTAGTAAAAATTACCGAACTTGTTGTATTGGTTTTTCGGTGCTTTCAGCTCTGCTTGCATCTTCATTAATTTTTCGTATACGCTCATCAGAACGGCACCTCCTCGCTTGCCGGGGATTCTTCCCACGGCTTAATATAGGTGTATTCGCGGCTGTAAAACTTATAGCCGTGAACAAACTTAAATCTGTCAGTGTATTTCACGTCACCGTCAACAGCAACGTAATTTGCTTCTTGCGCATTGTTTATCCCCTGCATATTTAACAGATGTACTCCGCGCTCGCCCTCGTCGCCGTAAAGCTCAACGCTTACCACTCCTTCGTCGATAAGCATTTGAACGGCTTGCATGATTCTTCTTTCTCTGCTCATTTCCATATTTAAATTACCTTCCCTTTCTTAATAAGTTCTTCGACCTTACTGTAAAGCTTAAGAGTTGTTTCAGCATCCCAGTGACAGCATTCACAATAACTGCCAACTTTAGGATATGTTTGCATATTTACCGACAAGCTGTTAACGTTATAGCTTAACACATCACCTTCACGCACAGCCTGTTTTTCCTGGTGGTATCCGAAGTGTTGATACTTACATTTGCCATCCCTGGTACAGTGTGAGCAAGTCTTAAAGTCTTTCAACCAGCTCTCTTTCGTCTGCTTATGCTCACCATGCTTTCTTTTTCTAAAAGCTTCAAATCCTTCCATGCTAAGTCCGCTGCGAGCTAACACGGCGTTAACCTGTTCATTAGTTACCATATACATCCTCCTTTTGAATTCCGAAACCAAGCTTTAAATCAGCATAGGCTTTAACTACTCTGCCTTGTGCAGTTGTATAGCCTTTTAGCTGAAGCTCTTTGTTCCATTCCCTTATAAGCGAGTAGCCTTTTCCAACGCCTACGCCTAAAAGGTTGGCAATATCTTTAGCTGTGTAGAATCTGCTTTCCATGTTTGACAACCTCTTTTCCGTATGCTATACTATATATGACCTATTTTTTAAACCGATTTCCTTTCGACTTTATTTATAGGTTAAAGGCTCTCTATTAGCGTGGGGGGTCTTTTCTTTTTGCTCTTCTTCAATACCAATCAATACAAGCAAAGCCTGTGCACCTTCCCGGCACTCTTTTAAAAGATTGTCACCGAGGTGCTTTTTTTGTACCGTTTTCGCTACCATTTGCGGAAACAACTCAACCACTTCACCGACTTCTTTTTGCGCCCTTAACATATTCACTGCTAAATCATCAACAGGAGGAATAAGTCCAAAAACGTCGCAGAACACAACGTTCTTTTGCAGGTGCTGTACACGTAACCACGGTGTACGATAGAGTTTTGACATTGCTAGTGCAATAGCATCCGGGCATTGTCGCCAGTCAATCTCATAATCCTTTAAACAGCTTGCAGAGATTGCAAGTCCTTCTGCCGCATTTACACGGCTCATCCCTGCGTACTCTCTAGCTACTTTGTAGATGTTAGTTTGAGTTTCAGACATTGTATAAACTCCTTTCTTGCTATAATAGGCTTATAGCAGTTAAAGCTTTTAGCCTGCTGTCATTGATTCTTCACTGTGTAGTAATTAACAGTGACTACATCTCCAGGCTGGAGATAACGGCGGTTGGCGGTCAGGTGCTTATTATCCTCGGATACGTTGTACCAAAACTCGTCAAAACAAATTCTCGTTTTGTTGAGCAGGAAATACTTGTCAGCGATTCCATACATTGTTTCGCCTTCTTGTACAACATGAGTGACTGTATGCCTTTGCACCTGGCTGTCCGAAAATCCGCCAACTAAGCTAAGAAAACACCAAGCAAAGATGATACATACACAGATTTGCAATACCTTTTTCATCTTTTTTACTCCTTTGCGCCATTTCACCAATAGTCTTTCCAAGCTATTGCTATATCAATAATTAAAGAGAATGCGCATCTTTAATTTTTTGTGCTTTCTTTAGTTCATCATTAAATTTCTGAACATCATAAGGCACTGTATGACTTATAGCATCTTCCATAACCAGCTCAAACACTTGCGAAATGCCAGCTATTGGTATGCCTTTATCATGCAGTATTTGTATGATAGGCTTTACGGCAGAACGAGGATTAAAAGTCATTAAACCATTGTTTATTTCCATAACATCCCTCCTTTACGCTTCCAAAAAGTAATCAACGCTTACGCCGAAGTATTCGGCAAGTTTTTGAAGCTTATCAATCTTCGGTTTACACTTGCCGTTTTTCCAAAAAGTAAATGTGGAAGACGAAATGCCAGTATCTTTAGCTACTTTATAGCTGCTTACATTACGTTCTTTTAACAGCATCGCATATTTTTTGTACATAAATTCTCTCCTTTCTTGATTTTAAAAATAAAACGTGATAGAATAGTTATAAAAATAAAGCGTTTTTCTGAGCGTTTAATTTTTATAGCGTTTTTTAGTTT